GTAAACAGGGCAACGGCGGGCAACAGACTTGCAAGTCGTTGATTATCAATCACGCAAAAACGACTTAAAATCCCTTATTCCGAAAGGAGTGTGCGGGTTCGAGTCCCGCCGCCGGCACGGGCTAGGTGGGCTTCTTTGCCGCTGTGGGTGCGGGTCTGCGGGGTTTTGTTGTTGTTTGCTCGTGTTTGTTGTTTTTGGTTATTGTTGGGTTTTATGTTGCGAAATCGGGCAACACGGGCAACAGTTTTGGGCAACATGAAAGCTCGATATTTTGTCAGTCCCAACGCATCCAGACCCGGCACTTGGAAGCTGGAGATTCCGGCGGCTGTTTCGGGCAACAGGATTCGGCGTTTCTTCTCTACGGAGGCGGAAGCTTGGGCGGCTGGGCCTGCGCTTTTGGAGGCTCTGCAAAAGACAGGGACGGAGGGACTGCGGGAGAAGGATCAGGGAGGGCTTTCGATGAGATCCGCGGTGCGGGATTATGTTGCGACAAAATCCAAGTCGTCGCAGGCTCACAAGGACAAGATCGAGCGTGTTTGCGGCAAGTTGCTGGAGGAGTTCGGCGGGCCGGTGGCGAATGTGACGCCGCTGAAGGCTGGGAAATGGTTTGAAGGCATCCAAGGATCACCGACGACACGGGCGGGCTGGCATCGCTACGCGAGCGGGTTCTTTGCTTGGTGCGTCGATATGGAGCTACTGGATCGGAATCCGCTGCGGAGGATACGAGCGCCAAAGGCAGAGGCGAAGCGGTCGCTCGTCACAGCGGCAGAGATGGCGACGATATTGGACGAGGAGATGAGTGACGAGTTGCGGGCGTGGTTTCTGCTGGGTGGATTTGCGGGACTGCGGTCTATCGAGGTCAGGCGGATGCGCTGGGAGGATATTGACGCCGCGAGGGGAGAGATCGAGATCAGGCGGGAGGTTTCCAAGCAATCCACCGGACTGCCGGAGCGCATTGTCGATTTCACGGAGCCGCTGACCAAGCGGGCGGCATTCTTTCAAGACGCTCAAAAGAAGGGTTTGATTTTGCCACCGGCATCGTTGCGCATTTATCAAGAGCGCCGGGCGCTCATTGTGAGGCTGCACGAGGAGGGCAAGGTGCCGTGGTCGCAGTTTCCTGAGAACGCCCTGCGGCATTCGTTCGCCACCTATCACTTGGGTCGTGGGCAGGACGCGGGAAAGACCGCGCATCAACTTGGACACTCGACGACCGCAATGGTCAAACGGGTCTATGCCGTGCCTTCGCGCCGTGCGGATTGGCGGGCGTGGTGGGCGGTTTAATCCTCTTCTGTTAGATCGTGGATTTGACCTACCCAGCCCGGCGGTAGTTCTTCTTCGTAGCCGTTGAGCGCAAAGAAACGGAACTCTTTGACGCTTTCAGGACATTGGCACCAGCAATCTCTGGGGTAACTGCTTTTCCCTTTTTCCAATCATTAATGATTTCCTGAATCAGCGCGGAAACGGTCAACCTTGACCCTCTATTTTCGCTCTCTTTTTGGGCCTCTTGAATAAGCCATTCGTGAAGTTTTGCAGGCAAAGAAACGCTGACTTTTTTGCACAAGGAGTCTGATTTCATACTTCAATAGTAGCAGAAATTACTACTGAGGCAAAAATAAATTTTCGCCCGCAAACCTAGTGTTAATGCGGATGTCAACTAAAAAGTAACATTTCCTTATGGGGTGATCTACTAATAAAATATTGCTACCGCTTGCGACTTGGTAGTAAGAAATGCGCCATGCAAAACGCATTCGTAAAAACAAGCGTCAGTATGCCAAGCGACATGCTGGATTGGCTGAAGCAAACAGCCGCAGCGCAAGGCCGCATGCCGGTCTCCCGAATCATCGCTCAAGCCGTGAAAGAAAAAATGGATCGGCAAAAAGAGAACAAACGGAGGGCGTCGAAATGAAAGGCACCATGACCATCAGGGAGGCGTGCGAGCTGACCGGTGCCTGCGCTTGGACGATCAAGATGCACATCTACAAGGGCAGCTTCTCGGCAACCAAGCCGCTGGGGAATCGCGGCGGCTGGAGGATTTTCACCGAGTCGCTCAATCAATGGTGGTCTGCCCGCATCGGCGAGACATCGAACCGGAGGCCAGCCAAATGAAATCCCCCCGCCTTTTTCTCTGCGAGGGCTTCTGCCGCCTGACCGGACCCATCCGCGACACGATCGAGGCCGCCGGATTCGGCGATGCCCGCACCAAGTTTTTCCTGAAACACCGGCTTCAAGCCGCCCACATCACACCAACCAAAATATGATTGACCTACACGACCCACAATCCGTCTGCCGCTCGCTCGGCTATTTCATCCAATACCTCGGAACCGTCCTGCCGCTCGTCGGCCTTGGCTGGGCAACTTGGAGGCTGTCAAAATGAACTTTTGGGTAATCGAAACCGAAAGCCTCGACGGCACCATGAAGGAAGTGCGCGGACCTTTCGACACGAGGGCCGCTGCCGAGGCGCATATCCGGCGCGATTTTGAGACCTGCTGGAACCAAAGCGAAATTTCGCTCGATGACCGAGACGAGGATTGGTCGGGCACATGGTTGATCGTTGAGCAGGTCGCCGAGGTGAAGCCGGTCGCCAAGACCACGCTCAAGACGGTGCTCGTGGAGGTAAAATGAGCATCGAAGACCTTCAGACCATCGAATCCATGCACCGGCGCGGTGGGGCATTTGCCCGTGCGCTGGCACACGCGGCAGCGGCGGCTGACTCCGAAAACCTTGCCAAGATCAAATCCACTTGGCCGGAGATGTGGGAGAAATACGCGAACTGGCAAACCAAGGAGGAGGCCGGACAATTATGACGGCATCTTTTGCTATCTGCCTGGCAATTCTGTCCATCGGCTCGTGCTTCGCCTCCTACCACCTCGGCCGCGAGTCTATGCGGAGGGATTTGAGGGACTTTCAAGAACGCCGACGCCGTTGGGAGGAATTCGACGATGAGGATTGAGACCATCCTTGCCATCGATCCGGGCACGACGCACAGCGCTTTTGTTCAATACCGTGCTGGCGAGATTCTTGACCACGGGTGGATTCCGAATGCGGAGATGCGGCAGGTGCTCATCGGCCGCGAATACGACCGTTGCGCCATTGAAATGATTGCCAGCTACGGCATGGCGGTCGGGGCTTCGACTTTTGAGACCTGCGTCTGGATCGGGCGGTTTACGGAGGTGGCTCGGGTGGAGCCGGTTCTTTGCTACCGGAAGGACATCAAACTTTTTCTCTGCGGCACGATGCGAGCAAAGGACGCCAATGTGCGTCAGGCGTTGCTCGACCTCGTCGGGCCACAGGGAACCAAGCCCAAGCCGGGGCCGACATACGGCATCAAATCCCATAGTTGGGCGGCACTGGCAGTGGCCGTTTTCGCTGCCGCAACACACGAAAAATGAAAATAACAAAAGGCAAGCAGACAAGGCCACAGCGCGTGGTCATTTACGGAGTGGAATCCGTTGGCAAGACGACATTTGCCGCGCAGTTTCCAAATCCATTGTTCCTCGATATCGAGGGAGGCACAGCACATCTCAACACCGACCGCTGCGAGATTAATTCTTGGGCGGAACTCAACGGCGCACTGAAGGAGGTCGCAGCCAGCGACTACCAGACGGTCATCATCGACTCGGCAGACTGGGCGGAACGCCTATGCGTGGAAGACCTACTGGCGACAACCAAGAAGGCCAGCATCGAAGACTTTGGCTACGGCAAAGGCTGGGTTCAGGTCGCCGAGCGCATGAGCCGACTCCTGACGGCGCTGGATTCGCTAATCGCGATTGGCAAACATGTTGTTCTGCTCGCTCACAGCAAGGTCCAACGCGTCGAGCCGCCGGATTTGATGACGGCCTACGACCGCTACGAACTCAAGATGAGCAAGCAAAGCTCGCCGCTCGTTAAGGAATGGGCGGATGAACTCTGGTTCTTCCGGTTCAAAACGAAAGTCGTTGAGTCAGAGAACGGCAAGGCCAAGGGCACCGGCGGCAAGCAACGCATCATCTTGACCACTCACAGCGCGGCCTACGACGCAAAGACCCGCAGCGGACTGGCTGAAGAGTTGCCGATGGAATGGGAGTCGGTCGCGCATTTATTCGCTACAAACGCAACACCAAAGGCGAAAGCCGAACCGGCGGTGGTCGTGGTCGGTGCGGAGCATGTGCGGGCCTTTGAGCTACTTGAGGCCAACGAAGAAGCGGTCAACGCCTTCCTTGTCTCCAACAAATCGATC